TCTTTCGGATGCAGCATGATTATATCTGCTACGCGTATTACTTCCCGGCGGTCGACGCGCTGCGCGCCGCCGGATTTGATCCGGATAAGCATACGCGCGTGATGCAGGATGTCGTTTGGTCGCGTGCCGTGCAGTACGGCACGGGCAACATCGTCGAGATGTTCATGACGGCGGTACAGAGGATGTATAACGAAGCGCGTGACGACTACAGCGGTTACCCGAATCTTTCGTATGTCGACGACGCGAAATTCGATTATGACCTCATTCGCGCGGTCTATCAGAGCGTATGCAAGACGCCGGAGTGGACGGCCGCATCGTGTCGTTATGGACTCTATCGGCGCTTTGACGCCGAGTGTGCGGATGCGCTCACGATGCTGGAAAGCGGTGAGGGATGATGACAGACGACCAGAAAGAACGGCTGCGGGACCTCTGGGAGCGTATCCGCGGCTCCCACAGATATCTGAAATGGGCGTTCAGCATCCTCATTGCGTTCGCTGCCGGATTCCTTGTCTGTTGGTATGTCCACGTGCAGACCCTCGCGGCACAGCTTGCAGATGCGCGCGCCATAGCCGCATGGTATAAATCCTGCCTGCAGAGCGACAGTAAGGACTCCGTGCAGGTTTCTGCGGATGTACAGAACGATGTGACGGCAGCCTATGTTCCAAAGGAACGTACCACATATACAGATGCGCACGGGCGCCGCGTAGAGATGGTCGAACGAACGGATGTGCAGATGCAGGTCGCTGCGCCGACGATCGCGGTCAAATACAACGGCAAGACCTACGATATGCCCGGTATCCAAGGTGAAAAGACAAAGTTTGAGAAGGGCAAGCTGCAGAGTCAAGTGACGACGCAGGCGACGGTTGATTTGACGGGTGTCATTGACGAGGCGGCAAAGGCGCGGGCCGCGAAACAGGAGAAGCATTTTTCCGTTGGCATATACGGCTCTACCGAAGGCGTCATTATGGGCATTGGACATAAGAATAAACAGCACGGCATCGATGTTCTCGTAAATCCTGTGCATCCGGAGCAATTCCTTGGCGTCGGGTACAGGAGGGAGTTCTGATGGAGCTGAATTGGACGTCAGTTTTCATGGGAATCGGCTCGACCATGTTCGGCATCATCCTCTACCAGTCCCGCGTCATGCAGGCGGCGATCAATGCGGATCTGAAAGAGAATCACAAGCAGATTATGGCAGTGCATCAAGAGGTGGAAGCGGTCAAGAGCACGATGCCCATGCAGTATGTGCTGCGGGACGACTTCCTGCGGAGCATTTCGAATCTCGACACAAAGGTTGACCGCATGTCGAATGAACTGACGGAGATTAACAAGAATATCGGAAAATTGGCTGGTGGTGAAACAAAGAAATGACGACACTGGAAGGGCATACCTCGCGCGAGATTCGCGGCAGGATCATGAAGGTCCTCAAGCTGAACTATCCGCATCAGACGGGGGATCACTTGATTTCGGAAATCCTCGCAGACGCGCAGTATGTCTGCTCGCCTGCATCTGTGCAGACGCATCTCGTGTATCTTGAAGAAAAGGGGTACATCGTGACGCAGATGGCAGACTGTCTGGGCGTAACGAGGAAGCTCGCAAAGCTCCTGCCGAAGGGGATAGACCTCTTGGAGGGGAATATTCCCCCGGACGTAGGGGTGGATCTCAATGGGTAGCAGAAGGAAGCACTCGAAGATTACTTCCATCTTGCCGCAGGGGCTTGTCGAGGCGATCAATGAGCGGCTGGTTGCCGGAGAAACCTACGAGAGCATCGCCGCCTATGTGCGGCTGCAGGGACACGAGATCTCAAAGAGTGCGGTCGGCAGATACGGCAAGGATTTCCTCTCAAAGCTAGAGCGGCTGCGCGTGGTGAAGGAACAGGCGAGAGCAATAGTCAGCGAGGGTAAGGACGGCCCTGCGCTTGAAATGACCGAGGCGGCGACACAGCTTGCACTGCAGCTCATCATGGAGCGGCTCGTCGCCGTGGAGGACTTGAACGATGCCAAAAGTGGGGAACTGCTCAAGGCGCTTGCCCTCTTGGAACGGTCGGCGGTACAGCGGGAGAAACTCAAAATAGATGCAGGAAAGCTCCTAGATCTTGCCGTGGATCGCATCAAACAGAATCTACAGAAGGAACTTGAAAAGAATCCGGACGTGATGGAAAAACTGATCGGTATGGTCGATGCCATCGCGAGCGAAGCGAAGGAGAAAAGATAAGGAGTACGGACATGTCGCTGGTGCGGGAGCTGGTCGGAGAAAAACTGAATCACCCGGAGCTGCAGCGCTATCGCGACGACTATGAGGCGTATTGCACATACGCGCATCACGGCCGTTGGAAGCCGTGCCGCCATCTGCATCTTGTCTGTGAGAAGCTCGAAGCAGTTGAACGAGGAGAGATAGACCGTCTCATGATCTGCATGCCGCCGCGGCACGGAAAGTCGCAGTCAACGACCGAGACGTTCCCATCGTGGTTTATCGGGAGAAATCCCGAGCGCCGTGTCATTGAGGTCAGCTACAGCAAGACCTTCGCGCAGAAATTCGGCAACAGGAACCGTAAGAAGGTGCAGGAGTTCGGCGAAGCCATCTTCGGCATCCGGCTCGATGCGGCGAACAGCTCCAAGACAAACTGGGATATCGACGGACATCCCGGCGGGATGATTTCCGTCGGCCTTGGCGGCGGCATCACGGGCGAGGGCGCCGACCTGCTGCTGATCGACGACGTCGTGAAAAACCGAAAGGAAGCAGAGTCCGAGACGGTGCGTAATGCCATCTGGGACGAATACAGCGCAACGCTCCTCACACGTCTTGCTCCCGGCGGGCGTATCATCCTCATTATGACACGCTGGCATGAGGATGATCTCGCAGGTCGCATCCTCAAAGAGGCGCGGGAAAATGGCGAGCGTTGGGAGATCATCAATCTGCCGTGTGAAGCAGAGGAGAACGATCCGCTCGGGCGCCCGGTCGGCGCGCCGCTCTGGCCGGAGCGGTACGGTGCTGACTGGATGGCCAAGAAGAAAAAGACTGTCGGCAGCCGCGACTGGTATGCGCTCTACCAGCAGCACCCGCAGCCGCCCGATACGATGAAGATGTTTCGGCGCGCGTGGTTTGAGATTGTGCGCGACTATCCGCGCGATGCACGCAGCGTTAGATACTGGGATCTTGCAGCGACAGCGGCAAAGCCGGGCAAGGATCCCGACTGGACAAGCGGCGGCAAGCTCGTCGAGAAGGACGGCATCTATTACGTCGTAGATATCCGGCATGTGCAGAGCTCGCCGCTCGGCGTGGAGCGGCTCGTCAAGCAGACCGCGGAAACGGACGGCAGAGCAGTCAAAATCTACATGGAGCAGGAGCCGGGATCGTCTGGCGTCAATACGATCGACCACTATCGCCGTGAAGTCCTCAAGGGCTATACGTTCTATGGCGACAAAAAGACGAGCAACAAGGCCGAGCGGGCGATGCCGCTCTCGGCCGCAGCCGAGGCAGGCAATGTGAAACTCGTCACCGGAGACTGGAATAAGGATTTCCTCGATGAAGCAGAGGCATTCCCAAATGGCCGGCATGACGATATGGTCGATAGCGTGACGGGCGCTATGACGATGCTGACGAGTGCGCGCTTCGGCATTTTGGACTACTACCGTACGCAGGTTGCGCAAAAAGGCATCACACAGACCATCAAAGATGCGATCACAGGAGGCGGATCATGAGCTTTGCAAATCAATTCTTGCACGGTATGCAAGGCTTTATCAAGGCCTATTTAAGCGCGGGAGAAGCGCCTAAGCCCGCCCTTGAAAGAGGCGCGGCACCGGCACAGATGGACTATAACGCCGGGGCGAATATGCAGACCATGCCGCGCGCGGATTCGGAAGTCACGTTTGAACAGCTGCGCTATTTCGCCGACAACTATGATCTCCTGCGCCTCGCGATTGAGAAACGGAAGGATCAGATCGAATCTCTCGAATGGAACATCGCGGCGATCGACAAGACGGATCCCGTCGCGCGGGAACGTGCGCGCGAACTCTATGCAAAACTGCGCCGGCCGGACGGGATTCACAGTTTCTCCCGCTGGATGCGGGCACTCGTCGAAGACATCCTTGTGATCGATGCGCCCGCAATCTACATCAGACGCAATGTTGCGGGGCATATTCACGCGCTGGAGCTTGTCGACGGCGCGACCATCAAGGTCAATATCACGGACGAGGGGCGCACGCCCGCACCGCCGCTCGCAGCGTATCAGCAGATCATCGACGGCATGCCCGCCGTCGATCTGACCACAGATGAATTGCTGTACTTTCCGCGCAATGTGCGCTCGCATAAACTCTATGGGCTCAGCAAGGTCGAGCAGATCATCATGACGGTCAACTTGGCTGTGCGGCGGCAAATGTATCAGCTGGATTATTACACGCAGGGGACGATCCCGGAGGCGTTCCTCGCCTGTCCCGCAGATTGGGGACTTGATCAGATCGAGGCGTTCCAAGGCTATTGGGACTCCCTTTTCGAGAAAAGCGACAAGTCGATACGGCGCAAGGCGCGCTTTGTCCCTGCGGGACTTAATCCGATCTTTCCGAAAGATTCGCCCATGAAGGACGAGTTCGATGAATGGCTTGCGCGTGTCATCTCGTATGCGCTTGATCTGCCACCCACGGCACTCGTTAAGGAGACGAACCGCGCGACGGCAGAGACGACGCAGGCGGCAAGTCAAAGCGAGGGACAGCGCTCCTTTGCGAACTATCTCAAAGAGATCATGGACGTGATTCTACATGAGTATTTTGACGTCGATAACGTCGAGTTCGTGT